CGTCCCCGCATTGCCCTATCCTCCGCCCAGGCTGCTCAATGATAGCACGCCTGACGGAGAACGCAAATCGTTAAAGTGTGAACGTAAAGGGACTTGCGCTGAAAGGCGCACGCCCTGGGAGTAGACAACGATCATAGGAGGGGACAATGCGCTTCAAGGCAACCTTCCGGCTCCCCAAGGTGGACATCAGTGCCTTCCAGCGGGCGCTGGACGAGCGGCTTATCCGAGCCACCACGCAAGGCGCGGTCGTCTGGCTCACGAAGGTGATCGAAGAAGCGACGCCGCGAGTAGGGATGCCCGTCTGGAGTGCGGCGTCCCGCGCCACCTTCGCGCCGCTGGCCAGCCAGGTGGAGTTCGCTCTTGCCTACTCGCCCGTGGCCGGCGCGCCTGACCGGATCGACATCGGAATCGGCGCGAGTCCCGGCGACAACGGCACGTTCGAGAGGGGCGAGACGCCCGGCATCTATTCATTCACGTACAGCACGACTCTGCCTCACCTGATTATCAACGAGTATTACAACGCCAACACGTTCCTTAATCCCGAGGGCAAGCCCTATTTCCGGCTGAAAGACCCCGGCCCCTATCACTTCCAGGAAAAAGGCAAGGCGGCATTCTTGAAGCACGCCGGCGAGGTCACGCTCCCCGATGTGCCGGTGTTCATTGCTCACACGTTTACCGTAGGTTAGCGCGATGGCCGAAAGCGAAGGCGTAATCCGACAGCAGCTTGGCTTCGACGCAAGCCAGGCGATCGACGAGTTGACTAGGTTGAACTCGGCGCTCGCCTCGTTCGGCAGTCAGTTGGGAGGCATCGGCAGCCAGCTTAGCGCCTTCAACGCCAGCACCAATCAGACGGTCGCTTCGCTCAAACAGATGTCCACGGCGGCAGCCTCCACGCTGTCGTCGATGTCGAAACTCGCCAGCACTCCGGCCGCGAACCTCGACGCCACGCTTGGCGTCGGGAAGGTCACGGAGGGCATGAAGGAGATGCAGGAGGCGGCCCGGATGGGGACAAGCGTCTATGGCGGCGCGATGTCCTCGATGGCGAGCCAGACAAGAACCGCTGCCGGCGCTGTTGCGGAAGCCAGCAAGAAGACTCAGGAGTGGGTCGTAAGCTGGAACACGTTGAGCCGGGTCGTGATGACTCAGTTCATTGTGCGCGGCTTGAGCCAGATTCGTGATGCCTTTCGTGAAGCCTATGAGTCCGCTATGGACTTCACCAAGCGGGTCAGCGAGATTCACGCCATTCTCCCAGAGCGCAACTTCGCGCAAATCGCCGATGAAGTGCGCCAGTTGTCGGACGCCTTCAATCAGCCCATCTCTCGCGTCGTTGAGGCCGAGTACCAGACGATCTCCGACCAGTTCGTCACGACCAAGGACCGGCTCAACATTCTCACGGCGGCCAACGCGCTGGCCAAGACGGGCGCTGACGATCTTGCCGCCTCCGCGCAGCTTCTTACCGGCGCGCTGAACGCCTACGGCGAGTCGTCCGAGATGGCTGGACTGCGCGCCGCCCAGTTCTTCGAGTCGGTCAACCTGGGCCGGTTCCGAATGAGCGAGTTGGGCACGGCGATGGGCCGCGTTCAGACCATCGGTCACGAAATGGGCGTAAGCATGGAGGAACTGCAAGCCTCCCTGATCGCCATCACCATCGGGGGTGTAAAGGCCAATGAGGCGGCCACCCAATTGCGCGGCATCCTGTCCGCCTTGATGAAGCCGTCCGAGGCGATGAAGGCCGCGCTGCGCGAAATTGGTGCCGAGTCCGGCGAAGCCGCCATCAAGACGTGGGGTTTCCACGGTGCCCTGGAGAAACTCCAAGGCACCACCAACGGCGCGGCCGACGCGATGGCGAAGCTGTTCCCCAACGTCCGTGCGGACGCTGGTGCCCTGCGACTGCTGGCCGAAGGTGCCAAGAGTTATGAGGAGGCGATGGAGAGGCTGCACGCCATTGATATGTCTACTCTCCAGAAGAAACTCAAGGACTTCATGGACACGGACGCCGAGAAGCTGACCAAGGAGTTGAACAAGCTCGCCAATTTCTTCACTGCCGAGTTCGGCCTAAAACTCATCAGCACGCTTAACACGCTGATCCAACTGATTGGTGGGGGTGACGGTCTTGTCGGCGTCTTTCGGCTGCTGACCGGCACGCTTCCGACGGACATTGCTTTGATTGGCGGTCTTGCCCTGGCCTTTTCAGCCACTGCGAAGCTGGCCGCAGCCGCTAAGACGACCTACGTCGATGCCTTCGGGTCGATCATCACTAAGGCCCCGCAAGCCGCCAAGGCCCTCAGCGGCCTGCAATTGGCGTTTGCGGCATTGGCCGGCGTGGAGATCGCCAGGATGATCGGGCAGAATATCGGCGAGGCGATCGTCGCATGGGGCGAGGCCCCCGTGAAGGCCGTTCAGCAGCAGATGGAAACGCAACTGAAGATGCGCGAGCAGCAGACTGCCGCCGAGATTCGGGAGGAACAGCGCAAGGTCAAGGAACTCTTTCAGATTCTCCGGCAGCATTTCGCCGAGGCCAACAAACTCTACTTGCAGGATGTCGAGAACTACAAGGCCGCCATGAAGGTCGAAGTCGAGAACGTGAAGACCGCCTTCGACAAGATCATGTCCATGCGTCAGCACCTGACGCAGCAGTTGGCGGCGGCGGAAGAGGCGTCTGCCAAGAAGATCATCGAGAACCAGCAGGAAGTTGGCGAGATTCGTGAGCGCATCGCCGATCGGACGTTCAACACGGAGACCCAGATGAGGAATCTGAGTCCCGATTGGCAGTTCAGGATGTACGAGGAGCGGATGCGTCAGATCGCCGACCAGGCGGCGAAGCTGCAAGCGACGGCAAAGGACGCCGATCAGCAAAAACTCGCCGATCAGGAATGGAGGCGCGCCGAGGCATACGCCCAGATGACCGAGCAGGCCGCCAGACAAAGCGGCAGTCTGTTCCTCCAGCGTCAGGCTGCTCAGGACTTGAACGACCTGGACAATAAGCGAATTGCGGCCCTCAACAGGCAGTCTCAAGCGGCGAAGGAATTCAACGCCGAGGTTGCCAGGACACGGCAACAAGCGGAGCAAACCAATGCCGAGTTGGAGCGCGAGCGCGACCTGATCGAAGAGACGCTCAGCCCCTTCAAGAAGGGCGAGACCGGCGACCTGACCCGAAAAGGCGACACGGAGTTCATGGCGGACCTGGCCAGGGCCAAGGCCATGATCGACGATTGGGTCGCTAAGGTCAAGTCGTCTACTCAGGGCGAGTTCCTCAAGAAGTTTCTGGGTGACGCCGACGCGCTGAAACAAGTGAAACGCGATGCCGAACGGCTGCTGTCGAGCATCTACCTGAAGGAGTTGCAGGCCGCCCCCGAGGCGATGCTGAAGCTGCGTGCCCAGCTTCAAGAGAGTCTCGACAAGGCTGGATTCACGGTCCCCGTGATGGCCACGCTTGAGAAGGTCACGGGGAAGGACATGCTCACCAGCACCTTTGACGAGATCATCAGTGCCGCCGAGACGAAGTTCACCGAGATGTTCTCCAGGATCAAGTCTCGGATGAGCGAGCTTACCACTCAGGCCCAACTCAGGGGCGATTATGGCACACAGAGGAAGACCCTGGACGAAACGCTCGCACCAGTCGGCTACGACCGGCATACCTTCAGCGGCATGATCGCGGGCGAGAACATGGACACTGCGAGGGCCAGGATCAAGGCCGTCGCAGACATGATGGACAAGCTGGCTAACAGCAGCAAGATCACGGATGAGCAGATTCTGGAGGTCAAGAAGGCGTTGCAGGGCCTTGACGCCTCGGGGGCTGCGGATCACGCCTTCGGAAACCTCGACAAAGACCTTCCACGAATGTCGGCGGCGATGGGTGCGATGGCCGACATCATCAAGAGGATGAAAGAGTCGCAAGAAAAGACGCCGGAGGCCGTGCCCGAGAAGGAGCGGCAGGAGGCCGAGGCGATCCGGCAGACGATCGAATCCATCAAGCAGAAAAAGGGGGCCCAGGACGAAGCCGCCGGTCAGATGGAGCGAGAGAAGGCGGCGGCCGAGGGCGGCAAGGCGGCCATCGACGGCCAGTTCAACTCCGTCAATGCGGGAATCGCTTCGGTCGGCAACCTTGAGCAGGCGTGGTGGGGCGTCGAGGCTGCCGCCGCAGCCGCCGCTGCTGCCGCAGCCGCCGCTTCGATGGCTGGGGGCGGGGGCGAGGAATTCGATTTCAGCGGCGCTGAGACAGCCTTGGTGGCCCTCGGCGGGCTAATCCGCCATTTCGACGTGGGCGGGTTCGTGCCGCGCGGCACGGATACCGTGCCTGCCATGCTTACGCCCGGCGAGTTCGTGATGAACGCCAAGGCGACCAAGATGTGGTATTCCCATCTGCTTGCCATGAACGCCGGTTTGACTCCAGTCTACAACAAGCTGGGCGGCAAGGTCGCCAATGTGACCGTTGGCGACATCAACATCAACGGGTCGGGGCAACCGCGCGAAACGGCCCGTGAAGTCATCAAATCGCTCAAACGCGAACTACGACGCGGGACCAGCGTTCTGTAACTCTTTCTGGCAGGGTTTCTTCCTGCCGCTTTCCATAGGGAGAATCCCATGTTCGATCACTTGGAGTTCGTTGATACGGGTTCCTGCACCGTAGACAGGCCGCAAAAAGAACTGCGGAGTGCGTTCCGCCCCAGGGGCAAGTTCAAGGTCCAGCACATTCGCGGCGGAAAGGTCATCGGCCAATACGAGTTCGACAATGGAATCGTTGACGTTGGCCTGAACCACATTCTTGAAACCGAGTTCCACTCCGGCACCCAAATCACCACTTGGAACGTCGGTCTGGTGAACAACGCCAGTTTCAGCGGGTTCGCCAATGCCGATACCATGTCAGGCCATGCCGGCTGGGTTGAGAGCACGGACTATTCGGAAGGCAATCGGCCGGCATGGGGCGCTGGCTCGGCGATCAGTCGCCAGATCACCAACGCCACGACCGTGGACTTTTCTATCAATACCACGGTGACGATCAAAGGCATCCTTGTCGTTGGCGGCACAGGTTCCAGTACGAAGGGCGGCACGACGGGTACTCTCTGGTCCACCGGCGCGTTCGGCACCAATGTCGCCTGCAACGCCGGCGACACTCTCAAGGTGACCTACACGATCGCCGGCTAGTCTTCTCCCTTGCCAATCGTCCGGGCGGGTCCGCAAGGACTCGTCCGGGCGTTTTCAGGAGCGCACACATGCTTCTTTGGATCGAAGGTTTTGACAACATCGGTAGCGGCGGCGTCCCATCGCCATCCGGGATTCTGTCGAAAAAGTATCTCGTTAATGGCGAGAACAGTATGAACGTGGCGGCGGGGCGTTTCACCGGCTACGGCCTCCGACTGGTATGGGACAGCACCGTCTGGCTTCGGACCTCGGGAGTTCTGACCACCAACGACACGGTTGTCATCGGTTTCGCCTTCTTCCTGGTCTATCCCTGCGGCAACAACGTTGATCTTCTCAGGCTGTTCGACAGCGGCTCCATCGCCATGACCGTTACGGCCATGAACAATGGTGATATTCGCATCTATCGTGGGAATCAAAGTTCGCTGTTGGCCACGGCGGCTCAGCCGTACACGTTGAACACCTGGCACTACCTCGAATTCAAGGTCAAAGTCAATAGCGCCGCTGGAACCTACGAATTGAGGATTGACGGCACGACCGTGGCCAGCGGGACGGGCGTGAATACGAAGGGCGGAACGCATGACTACTTCGATGGCTTTGGTTTCTGCGGGCAGAGCACCTCAACCGGGTATTGTTTCCTCTACGACGATCTCTACTTTCTCGACGGCAGCGGATCGACGAACAACGACTTCTTGGGCAACATGAGGGTGGTCACGCTGCGGCCCAATGCTGCGGGCGATTCCACGCAGTTCACGCCCGACAGCGGCGACAACTACGCGAGGGTCAACGAGGCGATCCACGGCGGCGACAGCAACTATGTCGAAGACGTAATGAGCGGCCACCTCGATCTCTACAACTATGACGATCTCACGGGCATCACGCAGGACATCAAGGGCATCCAGATCAACACCGAATGCCGTGAAACCGACACGACTCCTTTCAGCCTGGTTACGCAGTGCAAGTCGAACGGAGTCGCCAGCGACGACTCGGCACAGGCGATTGGCAGCAGCACCTACGCGAACCGAATGCGGCTGATGGAGTTGAATCCCGACGGTTCGGTGGCCTGGACGCCGGCCGGCTTAAACGCCGCACAGTTCGGTGTGAAGGTGGGGTAATCGGATGTCCCTTCGCGCTACCCGCCAATATGTCGATGTGCTGGGGGCCGGCGACGGAAAGCTGAGAGTCACTCGTCAGCTTGTTGACGTTCTCGGCAAGGGGGAGGGCAAGTGTCGCGTAACTCGGCAACTTATTGACGTTCTTGGCAAGGGCGGCGGCAAGTGCCGCGTGAGCCGGCAGTACGTGGACGTGCTGGGTTCGGCGATCGAGGGGGCGAACTACGAACAGAGCGTCACCAGCACTCTTTCATTCACCCAGACCGTCACTGGGGGAATGGCTCATTATGTCGATGTTGTCACCACCTTGGAGTTTGTGGATGAGGCGGTCGGCAAGCCGGTTCTTGGCGTCACCACAACGATGGAACTCACCGACCCGGCGGTGGGCGTCCGCGACATCCCGAGGCAAGTCACCGATACACTGCAACTGACGCAGGAGTTGGTGTGGGCAGGCCCCCATTACTTCAACATCATGCACTTCCTCCCGTTGGAGCAAGTGCCTTACGGTCATTTGGCCGTCATCAACGTCTGGGTCAACGACACGCTTGGCTTCACGCTGCGAACCGGCCGCACGCTCTACGCATCGGTCACCGACCACTTGAACCTGAGCATCGTCGGAATCAAGACCAACAACGTCAAGCACACGCTGACTTTTTCCCAGACGATTCTCGGTGGAAAGTCCAGGGCCGTCGTCAGCCATTTGGATTTGGCCCAGACCTATCATGTGCAGGGCACGTTCCATCGCGCCGTGACGGATGATCTCGGGCTTGTCCATTCTGGCGCGTATGAGCGCCTGGTTGGCGGTTGTCAGACAAAGCAATACCAGCCCCAGCTTGGATTCACCACGGACACATCCGTTGATATTCCCCCCGCCGACGCCCCGGTCCTTTCAGACGCTCTCTTGACGCTCAGCTATCCATTCGTTTCGCCGACCGTCACGGTAGTGCTGCGCAATCCTGAATTCAACAACAAGGACAGCCTCAACTTCAACCGGATCAACCGGACCACGCGCGGCGGCACGCTGGTGGTCTACGCCGATCCCAGTTGGCCGAAGACCCAGAAACTCAATGTCGAGCTACGGTCGCTCGGTTCCTTGCAGGCGGACACCTTGCTCGATTTCTTCGATCAGTCGTTGGGCAAGGAGATCAGGCTATTGGATCACGAGGGGCGACAGTGGCGCGGCATCATCACGAACCCGGACAGTCCTGTGGCCAATCCCGGACGCGGCGACTATTCGGCGTCGTTTGAGTTCGAGGGCGAGCCATGTTGATCCTTCAAGCGCCCTATCCGGGGCTGGCCTCTACAACCGTCTTGCCCGATCCCCAGTTCAATGACGCCCAGGCGATGCAACACGGCGTCACGATTCAACGGGCGATGGATGGGACTCGCTACACCCATGTCCATACGACGGACGGCCGGCACAGATTGACCTATCAGTTCTCCATGTCCCGCATGAAGGCCCTCGAACTGCGGGCGTTTATTCAAGCCTTCTTTCGCTCGCAGGTCCGCCTGACGAATCACAAGGGCGAAATCTGGCGCGTGTGGTTCGTCAACAATCCTTTCGAGTTCGATGCAGTGGAGCGGGCCGGCGGCTATCCCGGTGACGAGATGATCGCCGTGACTCTTGAGTGCGAGGGGTTCTTGATTTCAGCCCCTGAAGTGCCTTCCTGCTAACGGAGTGCGCGATGCGCGTCTTAACGCCTGCTGCCCAGGCCAAAGTCTCTGCTCGGTACGGCACGGAACCCATTGTCATCGTTGAAATACAATGGGTGGACGAGGGGGAACGCTGCGCGTATGCCGATCGGAAGATCGCCGATTCCGTTTCCGGTCAGATCGTGGAGATCGGCAGCATCGACTCCGCCATGAAAGCGGACGGGAGCACCGATTCCACCCAGGTGCAGTTGACGCTGGAGGATACCGACGGGGCGATCAAGGCGCTCTGCGACGTTCACGATTTGCACAAGCGGCCCGTGTGGGTCTATCAGTGGTTCGACGGCCTCGATCTGGCCGACAAGTTCCTGCTCTTCAGGGGCGAGATCAACAGCCCCTTCACCTGGAACGAAGGCGACCGCACCGTCAGTTTTGATGTGACCACAAAGATCGAGGACGTGGAAGCGGGATTCTCGATGGAAGAGGGCGATTTTCCGCTTGTCCCTCCCGACGCCTTGGGCAAGGCGTGGCCGCTGGCGTTCGGCTCGGTGTGCGACATCCAGGCCGTCCAGGTGCGATCGCCGCGCGTCGGAACGCTGGCGTCCGGCGAGGGCATCCACGACTACCCGCTTGAATCCCGCATTTGTCAGGCACGCTATATTCAGTGCGCCAGTGTACTTCTTGGCGAGTCTCAGCAAATCACTCAGGATACGGATTTTTCGGGCGAAACCAAGTCAACGGAATATGGAGACCTGCCGGATGGATTGATCGAGGTCAAGGCGGAAACGAAAGAGAATTGGGGGCCGGATCAGGGATGTGTCGAGGATCGCTTCTATGCCATTTGCGACTTGATGCACCAACTGGAACAGCAACGGGCGTATGAACACCCCACGATGACGATCATCGACGGCAAGCGCCTTTTCCCCCAGAACGAGAAAATCACGCTCAGCATCGAGGGAGGCAAGTTCACGGGGTACTTCGCCGACAGCGACGTATTCCACATCGAAAGCCGCGAGCATCCCGATTACGCCATCAATCCGCCGTCGAAGTGTGCCCCTGTTGCCGATCGGTCCTACACCATCACTGGCGTTCTTGACCAGTCTGACTGGGTGCAGACTCCATCCGGCACGGCTTGGTACGACGCCAGCGTCTATAAGGGGGCCAATGGCGGCACTGACATCGACCCGCAGGAAATCAAAGACTTCTGTGACAAATCCGTGCAGACAGATGCGGGCTGGGCAACCGATGGCGGTCCTGCGGCTTCGCAAAAAGCCTTTGACGACATGGTGACAAGTTCGTTCTTCTGGGCGCGAGCTGGCAGCAAGGTGTACATGGAAGCTGAGGCTGAGGTTCTGTATGTCGTCAGTCTTGTTCCATGCACGATCACCCGCGTGGCTGCGATGAAGACTGTTCGGGGCCTGCAGAAGCTGGTCACGGTTCCTGCCGACCATTATACGATCTACGAGACCGACTACGACGGCTATACGGTCACGGAAATTGGCATGACGAAGCCGTTGAGCGAGCGTACCGAAGTCGTCACGAATCCAGACGGCACGAAACGCAGCGTGTCCTCCAACTGGTCGGATGAGTTGTACGTGTCGGTAACGTCCTCGGTCGGGCCGAATCCGGTGAACATCATCGTGTATCTGCTTGAAAAGTACACGGCCCTGACCCACGACACCGCGTCGTTCAATCACGTTCGCAACAAACTCCAGAAGTATCCGTGCAACTTCGCGTTGGTCGAACGCAAGAACGTCATGCAGTTGATCGCCGACATCGCCACACAGAGCCGGTGCGTGGTCTATGTGCGCGACAACACGGTCTATCTGAAGTATTTCTCCGAGGAGCCGGGGTCCGTCGTCACGATCGCCGAGAGCGACATCCTGGCGAACACGCTGAAGATCACCCTGAGCAACACGGATGAAATCGCCACGAAGCACGTCATCACCTGGATGCGGGGACAATCCGAAGGCGAACTCAAGCTGATCCTGAAACACAACGTCGCCAAGTACGGAACGCACGAGAAGGAGGCCGAGTATTACACGCAGAACGTCTACGACAACATCCTCAAGAGCGCGACGTTCTGGATGATTCGGGACGCGAACGTATGGAAACTCGTCGAGTTCACCGCACCGCTGAAGCATCTTCAATTGGAGGTGTTCGATTGCGTCACGTTGAACCTGGCCAGCCTGGCACCCGCCCCGGTCAAGGCGGTCGTTACGTCGGTGAAGTACGATGTGGCCGCCGAACAGATCACTTTGACCTGCTGGACTCCACTGAAGGCAGGTGAGACCGCGCCCTACATCCATGCCTGGCCCGCCAACATCCCTGCCGGCACGATCTTTCCAACGGCCGAAGAACGACTGACGGGGCTGGGCTACGAGTTCACGGTAAAACCTCCCGAGGGCCATTTGCTCTACGTCGAGCCGGAGGACACCGGACAGCCGCAGTTGACTCTAACGTCCGGCGATCCGTCGCCTTCCGATCTGGACGATGAGATTGGAACTTGCTTCTGTCCGACGACGGACGATGCCATTGTGGACGAGCCAGACCCCGTGTTTGATGCGCTGAAGCGCGCCCAACGGGCCAATCAATCCGAGCAGGATACGAAGGCCAGCGCTCCTGATGTAGCAGGCAGTAGTGGAGGCGGCAGCGATAAGCACGACAAGCCGAAGGGTAGTTGCGAATGCGAGCCGGGGCCAGTCAACGGCTGCAATTGTATTGTGGCAATCATGTATTGCACGGCCGACTGGTGTCAGAGCAATTGGGCACCATGCACCTGTACTGGTTTCTGTTACGCGGGGCAGTGCGGAGGTGTATGTACGGGTTCCTTGTTTACCTGGTGCTATACGATGGGTTCCAGCGGTTCGGCCGCTACTATGCGGACGAAGATTTGTGTGTCAGTCGAAGCTCACAGATGCGACTGGACGACTGGCGTAACGAGGCCCTATCTCTGCCCGAGCGTATCTTGCTGCGGCGATTGTGAGCCGTTGCCGGGAAAGACCCCCTATGAGGGTCAGATCAAAGAACCGGCTCTAGCTTCATAAGGAGAGACCATGATTTGCAGTCATCACAACAGGGTCATTGTGCGCAAAAAGGACAGCGCGCCTCGGGAGATTATTCGCTGCGCCGATCCCACGATGCCTTGTTTCACGAAGGAAGTCACCGAGGAGCAATGCAGCCAGTGTCCACGGCATTTGGAAGCGGCTGAACTGGCGGCACGTCTTGAGGCAGCGAAGTGCAAAGCAGCCGACTCTGGAGCGACTCAGGTGCCGCAGACGCCCAGCTTCTTCCGGCGCTCTGTGACTTACGCCGAAGCAGTGACTGGCTGGATTGCCGCTGGCCATCCTGAGCGGAGCGAGGAAGAGACCAAACGCATTTTCGAGGAGCATTGCAGCAAGTGCGCCTGGTATGACAGGAACAAGCAGATTTGCAGGGGCTGCGGCTGCAAGGTCACGAACGTCGGCCATGCGATCTTCAACAAGATCAAGATGGCCACGCAGCATTGTCCAAGAAGTCTTTGGTAAAGGAGAAGAGAATGGCGCGTTTGATTCCAGTCGGCGGCGAACCGCAGGAGGAAAGACCTTTGTTCGATCTTTTGCTGCGATTTGCCAACAATGGGCGTAGGGTGGACTTCCTGCATCTGGAAGGCGAGCAGACGATTGCTTACCACCCTGATGAGAAGGAAGTGAACAAGATTGCTAGTCAGTTTGCGAACGGCACAACTATTCAAGACGGTGGAGATGGAACCGTTTATGGCGATGCCATCATCTTCCACAACAGTGAACGTGGGGGTTAGGAGAACCTGTTATGGCGAAGAAGTGGATTCAGGGCGCTATCAAGCACCCCGGCGCATTGACGCGAAAGGCGAAGGCCGCAGGCATGACCGTCAGCGCGTACATGGCTCACCCACCGAAAGGAGCTTCCAGTACAACCAAACGACAGATTGCCTTGGCCAAGACCCTGAAAAAACTTCGCAAGAAGTAAACAAAAACGCCCACTGGTTTTCCAGTGGGCTTTTTTGTCGAAAGAGTTCGTCAAAGGAGGTCCATTGTCAACAGTGCTCGGTAACATTCGGCTTCTGCCAGCGCATCACAGAGCGCGTCGTGCGGGTTAGGGTTGTGAATCTTGAAGTGATTGCAGAGCGATTCAAGGCCGACTCGGTTAAATGGTGCCGGCAGTCCCATGAAGGCCGCCTTGTCGTTAAGCGCCAGTGCGTACAACATCGCATCCCTCGCATGGCCAAAGAACAAGGCTTCAGTAAGCTCCACTCCCAGCCAAGCCCGCAGGAATCCTGCCTCGAAGGCCCAATTGTGAGCCAGCGGCACCAACGTTTTGCCCAACGGCAGATCGAGTTTCTCCCACCATTCCACCAATAGGTCTTGAATCTTTCCGCTGGTGGGAGCGTGCAGAACCAAATCCTCCATCCTGATGCCGTGAACGTATCCCGCTCCATCCTGGCGTTCCGGGTGATCTGGTCGTATGGTTGTGTAAAACGGTCTGACTCCTTCCAGTGGTCGGATGTCTGAATTGAGCGGCACGATGGCAATTTGGATTGGTTCGTGATACCCGGCCCGCAGCCCGGTAGTTTCCAGGTCGATGGATGCCAAGAGATTGCCATTCAGATGCACCAAGCCGGAATATGTTCTAACCACGGCGTTTCCTCGGCTGATAGTTGGGCAGGTCGTTGAGTTGCCGGGGCAACACGCCGCGTGCGATCATCTCTTCATAATGGATCAGGGCCATCGCATTGAACATGATCGCGGCCAGATGGTCCTCATCGCGCTGGCCTTGTTGGAACTTCATCAAATGCCGCTTGAGCGAAGCAACACAGCGGGAGAAAGGCATCCCCTTTTCCCAGTTACGTTCGGCGTATTTTGCAGCCCCCATGCGAAGCCAATGCCCTTGTCGTTCCTCGGCAAAGGGCGAAATCAGATCAGGTCGCGGCTTGTCGTCAGCAGTGTCGCGGATCGCCATGTCGCGGCCAAACGACTGCCGTTTGCCGCTGTCCTTCATGCCGTACTTCATACTACTCCTTCCTTCACAAGTCGATTGTCCACAACGATCCAGGGTTTCGTGTCAGGTGCGGGCGTTTTGGCCTCGAACGACAGATTGCCGATCATGCGTTTGTTCTCCGAATGACCTCCATAGGGAAATCGCTGCTTGATCTCATCCAGAACGAGGCTTTTCTTCCAGCCGTACCGCTTCTCCACAGGCAGCCAGTCGAGAAATCGTTTGTAGAACGCGGAAAACTCGACCACTTCGCCAACCACACGAAAGCAATGCTCATTGATGAACGTGTCCAGGTCGTTGTTGTTGATTGCCTCCGCCCGCTCCTTGTTGCGGGTCCGCAGAGGCGGCAGTCCCAAGCGGCTGTAGGGCGATGGAAGAGTCAAATCCATGATCGTCCGCATGAAATGCGGCGATTCCTCCTGCAATCTTGCCTTGAGTTCATTCTTGGGAATCTCCTCGCCCGGCTCAAAATCGGGCACGAACATCACCACAATGCGCGTGTCGCCTGCCTCCAAATAGACGTTGCGCAGGCGGTTGGCTGTCTGGATGAAATGCAGTGTGTTACGCTGTTTGTAGGCGTCCGTCCGCATTCGACGAATCCACAACTCATCGTTGGTGGTCCAGTCCTTAATTCGCGCGTATGATTTCTCGTTCGCCGAGAGGTCGGTCTCCTCGATATAGGCGAGCACGCAGTTGGCAAGCTCGCCGTTGAAGTCGTTGTTGCTGTTGAGCGCCCGATCGGCCGAAGCCACGCCCTTTGTCATCAGTAGTGCGACCGCCTGATGCAGGATCGACTTACCGCAGTTCTGATTCCCGTAGAGAAACAACTAGGGCAGAGGTTGAAACGGGTCACGCAGTAAGAAGGCAATCCAGTACAACAGGTAATCCGCACCGGACTTGATGTTGTGAAGTTTGCACCAGTCATTTCCGCGAACTGTGCTATCCAAATCCTGGCCGCAATGCTTCAAGACGCGGTCCCAATGCGGATGGAACGGCATTTCGTCGTATTGGAGGTTCGCGGGCTTGTAGACGTATTGTGCCGCATCGACGTTCCATTGCCGGTTGCCTGGATACTCGGGTTGGAATGGAACATTGACCAGTTTCCACGCCTTTCCGATCGTGCTGCCGAGGATGAGTTCGACCTCGGGCTTGGGATAACCCAGCGAGTGCAAACGCATCTTGACTTTCTCTGTGCCGAAGCGCTGCCATGTCTTGTCATCCGCGCGCAGATACCAGCCGGCGTCCTCATAAGACGGGGACACAAGTTGGCGAATGGTGTCGTCGTGTTCCGTATGAGAAACGTCATTCCTCTTGGTGTCTGTCAATACGTCGAACAGTTTGACCCATTTGTCGTTCTTGCTGATCCACCCGTGCAGTGACTTCTCCTTTTCGCCGGGCTTCTTGCTTACCTGCATCACCAGGCGACCGTCCTTGTGCGCTTTGAGCCGGGTCTTTCTTTTGGAGTCTTCACTAAGCATTCCTTTGGGTAATTGGATTTTCTGGCCGAGAACCTTTGCAGCTTCCACTGCTTGGGCAGGATTCTTGAAAAGAAATCCTCCTTGGTCCGGGTCTTCCTGCGCACCCATCGCCTTGGCGGCTGTTTGCAGGTTCGGCTTGCAGTTGAAGTAGCAGTTTGTCCACCCCTCCCTGTCCTGGTTCCAGGTCTCGGCTTCCCGAACGCCGGGGGAGAAGCGGTAGACTCGGCAGCCGCCGTTCTCCAACGGGAACCAGAAGCAATTGGGCGTGCCGGGGTTTCGGCCTTGGGAGATCGTGCGGTAGATGCCCTTGTACTTGCCGCTCTCCATCAGCTTCTCCAGGGCCTTGGTGTGGGTCTTGCAGAGATGATGGTCGGGCACCCAGATCGTCGTAAACCCTGAGTTGGAGAGTTCGTCAAGGATTTGCTTGTGAGTTTCATCCAGCGGCACCACCCTGCGGGCCGAGGTGAGCGCCTCGAACGGATCGAGGTATTCATTCTCCACCTGCACCCGGACCTTGGCCCGCCGCCGGGTGACCACTTCGATGTGATCGCGCCAGTTGGCAGGCAAGTCCGAAATCGACAGTACCTTCTCGGCTGGCTTGATGAGTTTCAGCCCTTCGTTCTCCGGCGTCATCTTCCGGTGCCAAAACCACATATTCCCGCCGCAGGCGTCGATCTGTGAGGCGAAGTCGAAGCCGGTCTCGGAGGACATCATGCCCAGGATGCAGCGGGCCAGGGCGGCGTGTTCCGTGTGGTTGGCGGTGGGAACGCCTTCGTCATCGAAATAGACATAGGGATGCAGGCCGGCACCGCCGGTGCTCTTGCGGACCTCGACGTAGGGCAGCGACATCGCGGCCTGTTTGATCCGCTCCAACTCCTCGTTGCTCACGCCAATGCCCTTGGCGTGGCCCGTGATGGCGTCGAAGTCAAAGCCGACTGCCCGGCTCCTGCGGGCCTGCCAATCCCAGCCGGTCCATCCGATGCCTTCGACGTGTAGGTCCAAGGGCCAGCGGAGTTCATAGTCGCGGAATTCCGGTTCGCTGGCGGCGTTCTTCGGGATACGGACGTTGAACCATTCGTACTCGCCGTCGGTGTAAGTGCTCCGCTTTCCGTCCACCGGCTCGCCGTTGTCGGCGGCGACGTTGACCTGGATTTCCATAGCGCCGGGGTGGGCGAGGATGCGGTCGAGCAGATCGGGACCGTTGTGGGCAGTGCGACGGGCGCGGAGAAAATTCTGAATCGCTTCTGTGACTTTGGGCATGTATCGCTCCTGTTCCTTTCCTAGAGATAAGGTTGGGCCAAACAGGAAAAAACTCCCGCAGATAGGCGTCTTTGCGGGTGAATCTCTCGCCGAAGTGGTCCGGTTGTAACGCCGCGTCAATTCTAAATTTCTCTTGGAAAAAATTATTCGCGGGAGTTTTCTCCCTTTTGGCCCAACCTTACTTACAGGACGAGAGAGGGGTTCGCATGGACGACCAGAAGCATCTGTCGATCCACGTCCTGCGAGAACCCAAAGTCAGGCTGCGAGACGTTGACCGGCAATCCATTGATTACTGGGAACTGCGGGACAGCATCCGGGATCACGGCATTCTCCAGCCGTTGCTGGTAAGGCCCGTCGGCGATCTCTACGAGATCATCGAAGGATGTCACCGCTTCACCGCCGCCAAGGAGGCAGGACTGGAGACGCTCCCCTGCCTCATCCGGGAAGCGACCGACGACGAAGCCCTCGTCCTGATGCTCCAGGCGAACGCAATCTCGCCGGAGACGAAGTTGGCGGAGTACGCCCAGCAGCTAAAGAGGCTGATGGCGCGGAACCCCGACATGACCCAAAGCGGGCTGGCTTGTCTCATCCGCAAGTCGCCCGTTTGGATCGGGAAGTGCCTCACGCTCACCAAACTCCTGAGAGAAGTCCAGGTAATGGTGGATCGAGGCGAGATTCCCGTTGAGAACGCCTACATGCTGGCCAAGATTCCACGGTCCATACAAATGGATTACGTGGATCGAGCCAAGGTGACGCCCCGCAAGGAATTCAGAGTCCTGGCGGCTGCCTGCGTCAAGCAGTACATGGAGGCGGTCAAGCAGGGGAAGATGGACGCCTTCTACTCGGACAAGTTCCAAGTAGTGGCCCATCTCCGCCATCTCAAGGAGATCGAGGAGGAAATGAACAAACGAAGCACGGGGGCACTGGTCTGTACCGGCGAGGGATGTCAGACCGTGCTGGATGGCTTCTATGCGGGCCTGCGTTGGGCCTGCCACCTCGATCGCGCAAGTGTGAAAGAACAAGAACAAGCGACCCGTAAGCAGCGGGAAAGGCAGGTGTTGGATGTGCAAGTAGAAGAATAGTCTCTCCCTCCTTCATTTCCTCTAACCCTATCCGAACGTATGTCTACTGCTTTAACCCCTGTCAATCTCGATCAACTTCCATCCACGCAAGTCGGCTCCGACGAGCAGTTCGCGGAGCTTTCCCGCAGGTCGAGCTTTCCCGGCCGACTGCAACTCTTCACCAAGGGCGATGCCATCAACCAGGGTCTGATTCCTCCTGGCACCTATGGGATCGTCGAATCCAAGGACCGGATCATCAAGCTCGGCTCGCAGATCGACGTTCTGCCGTTGGCCCGCCGTCCCAAGGCGCTCAACATGAGCGACAAGGAAGCGGTCATTTCCAATTTCGATCCGACCTCGGACGAGTTCAAGGACATCGCCGCCCGCAGCCAGGAGCCGGAGTCCGGCTGCCAATACGGCACCAGCTTCCTGGTCGTCGAGCGTAGCACCAGCCGTCTGCTGGAGTTCTTCTGTGGCTCCAAGAGCACCCGTCCCATTGCCGGCGACATCGCCGTGTTTCTGCCGCTCACGCAGGCCGACATCGACCGCAAGAAGGAAGCGGGCGCGGACGTTGGCAAGATGACGCCCCACGGGCCGATTCCTTGCACGTTCAAGGTGCGGCTGGCAAAGAGTAAGAAGGGTTACTCGTGGCATGTTCCCGATGTCCAGTCCTGCTCCGTGCCATTCTCGAATCTGCCGCCAACTGAAATCCTTGTTGAGGAGATCAACAAGTTCTTGACCGCCAAGAGCGGCGATGTCGAGAGCGTGAAAGAGGAGCCGGGCAAGAAGGCCCGCGCTCGCTAGTGTTCTGCTCCACAAGAGAGACGGTGTACCGCTGAGTTAGGTGTGACCGTCCCATAAAGAACCTCAGCGGGTGGAGCATCTTCTGACTTATCCACCATGCGTGGAAAAAGTTCTTTCGCCGATCTCTCGGCGATTACATAGGCCGGTGAGGGTGATCGTCGGATGTTTCGGTGGTCTGACGATCCGGGTGGGAAGTTCATTCTTTGGGCGCGTAAATAGCGGAGATGATACCGACGCCAGTGAACGCGCAGTAACCGGCTTTCTTTTGGAGAACAACATGAAACTCTGGATTCTTCGACCAGTTGACGAGGCTTTGGACCCTTGGGTGCCCTGGTCCGGCCGCGCCTTCGGATTCGTAATTGGTGCCTCCGACGAGGAATCCGCCCGCAGACTCGCTGCATCTGATTGCGGCGATGAAGGCCCGGAAGCGTGGCTTGATCCCGCTTCATCGACTTGTCAGGAATTGTTGCCCGCCGAAGGCATCCTGATGCGCGACTTTCAGGCTGGATGACTCTCATGGAACGGGTGATGTGCAGGGTACTCCTCTACGAAGGATGTTGGAACCGGAAACTCTCGCAGAAGGCCATCGAGAAGGCTTTGAGGCGGGCGGTGTCCGGCCATTGCGTGATTGTCGCGTTGGAGTTCGTTCGACCTGACGCGGACGTTGCTTTCGAGGTCGAGATCACAGTTGACGCAGACACAGACTGGGGAGATCAGGAAAACGTCTGCGATGAGATTATCGAGTGGCTTTTGCATAGGTTCGAGCCTGAATTTGAGAGCATGATCGAAGTCGAGGTTGAAGATGCCCGTTGAAGCCGTACTCATCAGTGGTCCCGCAATCGACTTCCCCACGCTTCTGAGTCTGACCTATCAGGCGCTGGGCTACAACATTGCCAGCGTTGCAGATGCCAGCCATCGCAAGATGGTTGACGCCGAGAAAATTCTGTCCTGTTTGGCGTCGTTCGGGAAACAGCATGGCGAGATCACTCCAAACCTCCTGGGTCACGTTTCATTCAGCGTATTGGTAATCGCCGACCAGCGCGATCTGCTCGACATTCTCGAACGGACTTCCGGGATGTCATTTGTCCGCGCCGAGACGACAGTTCCCAACGTGAATCTTGCCGTATTGACCGGCACCTTGGGCCAGTGGCATGACGCCGTTTCCTCGGGGACCAGTGAAAGCACGCCACCAACCGTCCGTACCTGTTACACCAAAATCCTCCTGCTGTTTGATCGCGCCGGCTTGACCTCGGTGTGGGACGACTTTGAGCGGCGCACAGCGCCCGATCGCAGCGGTTTTCTGCTTGAGGACAAGCGAAAGCCATGATCCGCCCGTACTTTGAGAAGGACGACATCACGCTTTACCACGGCGACTTGCTCGACGTGTTGCCACAGTTGCCCGAAGCATCGGTAGATTGCGTGGTTACCGACTCCCCCTATGGAATCGGCTTCATGGAAAGGGACTGGGACCATGATGTTCCTGGCCCTGTCTATTGGCAGGCCGTCGCCCGCGTCTGCAAGCCGGGCGCATCGCTCCTGGCCTTCGGCGGAACGCGCACCTACCATCGCCTCGCCTGTGCGATTGAGGATGCTGGCTGGGAAATCCGTGACTGTTTGATGTGGTTGTACAGCCAAGGTTTTCCGAAGTCGCTGGACATCTCAAAAGCCATCGACAAAGCGGCAGGGGCCGTGCGAGAGGTCGTCGGCGCGTCCCGTTCCATTGATTGCGTCGAACGTGGGTATACCAAGGTCTACACCACCAAGGCCGAAAACAGCGGATTTGGAACGTCTCGCACCTTCGGTCTGGGAATACCAATCACCGCTCCCGCCACACCCGAGGCCGCGAAGTGGGACGGTTGGGGAACCGCATTGAAACCGGCGTGGGAGCCAATCGTCCGCGCCATGAAACCCTTGGACGGTACGTTCGCCAGCAATGCGGAGAAGCATGGCGTAGCGGGGTTGAATATCGACGCCAGTCGGATTGGAACTGATGATCTCGTCTGTAATCACGCGCGAAGTTCCGAGGCGGCCAAGAGCAAGGGCAAGTACGGAGACAGTTGTGCGCAGACAACACATCAAACAGTCGGTCAACGATTGGGCCGCTTTCCGGCGAATCTCCTGCTCGATGAAGAGGCTGCACAGCAGCTTGATGCCCAGGTCGGCCCTCTGACCAGCGGGAAGATGAAAGCCGGCCAACAACGCAATCAGAGCAAGGGCGGAGGTGGCTACCACGGTGACTTTCCCGATATGGCGACGGCCAACGGCACTTACGGCGATTCAGGCGGCGCGAGCCGTTTCTTCTACTGCGCGAAGGCCAACAAAAAGGAACGGGGACCGGGCAACGACCATCCGCCCGTCAAGCCGCTGGACTTGATGGAGTATCTTCTGACGCTTCTCTCGACGCCGACCGGCGGCATGATTCTCGACCCGTTCGCTGGCAGCGGTACGACGGCCCTGGCCGCGAAGCGGCTGGGCCGCCGCTGCATCTGCGTGGAACTTGACCAACACAATTGCGACATCGCCGTAGCACGGCTTGGGGCGTGACCATGAACAACGTCAAAGAAGTCAAACTGACAACTCGGACTTCCAGCGGCAAACTCATCCGTTTGGCGGCAACCTTGGAATACAAGGACGGACGAATCTGGTTCCTCAAGTCGCCTTTCGCCTTGAAGGATGAAATCCGTGCTATGCACGGCTCGCGCTGGCATGGTTATGACGAGAACGACGGAAGAAAGATATGGTCCGTCCAGGACTGCTCCCGCAACCGCTTTCAGCTTGGCTTCTTGATGGGTGAGGATGTCTATGCGTGGTTCGATCGTGAACTGATCCGGCATGATTACTCTGGCACTCGGCTTAACGGCCAGCCAAAGGAGATGATGCCCCATCAGTGCGACTTGAGTGATAGCGGCCTCACCTACCACTATCAAATCTGGGCGGCGGAGATGGGAGTCGGGAAAACTTTAGCTGCCCAGAAAGTCATTGAGAAGAGCGGCGGGCCTTATTGGTGGTGGGTCGGACCCAAGAGTTCAATCCCCAACATCAAGCGCGAGTTTGCAAAGTGGGGATTCGATTTCGCTGGTCCGATTCGCATCGAGTTCATCACCTATGAGGAATTGAAACGGCGGGTGGACGAGTGGCAGCCCGACAACGAACTGCCGCAAGGCGTGATTTTCGACGAGTCGAGCCGGCTCAAGGGCGACACCAGCCAGCGCACAACGGCCGCTCAGCGGTTCGCGGATTGGATTCGGGAGAAATACGGTTTCGACGGCTATGTGATCGAGATGTCCGGCACGCCTTCACCGAAATCGCCTCTGGACTGGTGGAGCCAGTGCGAAGTCGCTTGGCCCGGTTTCCTGCGAGAAGGCAGCCGTAAGGCGCTGGAGCAGCGATGTGGCTTTGTGGTCATGCAGCAATTTGATGCCGGCATGTTTCCCAAACGCATCGGTTGGAAGGATGACGAACGGAAATGCAAGCATTGTGGGTTACTGGAGGCGGAAGGTCCGCATGAATTGAACGGAACGCTGGAGCCGGATGAGTATCACGCATTTGAGCCGAGTTTCAATGAAATCGCTTATATGTACGAGCGGCTCAAGGGCCTCGTCGTCATCAAGCATAAGAAAGACTGTCTTGCATTGCCGGACAAGCGATACCGCAAAATCATCTGCAAGCCTTATCCTAGCGTGCTGCGAGTCGCGCAGGCAATCACCGACGGCGCTCCGAACACGATCACCGGCCTCACACTGCTGCGCGAGTTGAGCGACGGCTTTCAATACAGGGATGTGGAGGACGGCGAAGTTCCGTGTCCACACTGTCCGAATAGCTGTGGAGAAATCGAGGAATGGTTCGATCCGGCAGACGATGAAACCACCTACAGCGCGATCGACATGCTGAGCGAGGAGTTCGTCGTCAGACTCCAGAAACGTCGGGTGCCTTGCACTCGTTGCGGCGGCTCACACACAGTTCCCAAGATCGTGCGCATCAGCCGTGAAGTCCCTTGTCCCAAGGAAAAAGCGCTCAAGATACTCCTCGACGAGTGCGAAGAAAATGGTCGCATCGTCGTGTTCGCTGGCTTCACGGGCAGCGTCGATCGAGTAGTCAGCATCTGCCGCAAAGAAGGCTGGGCTGTCCTGCGCTGCGACGGCCGAGGTTTCGAGGTTACCGACCACGAGGGCAACGTCATCACGCAGAAGGGCGAGGCGGCCCTGGACTTCTGGTCCGATCGTGACAATCAACGAGTCGCCTTCGTGGCTCATCCAGAGTCGGGAGGCATGAGCCTCACGCTTGTAGAAGCGCGGATGGCCGTTTATTGGTCGAACAGTTTCAAGCCTGAGTTCCGCATTCAGTCCGAAGACCGCATTCATCGCAAGGGAATGGACGAGAACCTGGGTTGCGAAATCGTGGACCTGATTCATCTGCCGACCGACGCGCGGGTGCTTGAAGTCATTCAGGCCAACCGGAAGTTGGAATTGATGACGCTCGGTGAGTTCAAGGACGCCCTGGATAACGAGGAAGGCAGTGATACGGAAGTGATCGTCGAGGAACTCGCCGCCTGAATCTGAAAGGTATTCCATGAAGAAGATAAGCCCCGACAAGGCCGCTCGCATCAAAGCCGATCTCGCTGGCGACATGACTCAAGCGGCGATCGCCAAGAAGCATGGAGTCAGTCGGTCCACCGTCAGCGACATCGCCACCGGCCGCATCCACAAGGAAGCTCCGTGGCCCAATGGAGAACCAGTGCCCAAGAGAGCGGGCGGCCAGCGGAAGAAACTCGCCGAACACGATCCGACGAATAAACACATTCTGGAACTCGAAGCCGAAGTCATCCATTTGACGGAGGAACGAAACCGGGAGCGGGCCAAGAGCAAAGCCAGCGCGAAGACGCAAGGTCTGTTCCGGGCGATCAGTCTGGAGATGGCCAATCGCATTAAGCCGTTCAAGGCGCTTCCCACCCAGCTTGAATACCGACGGAAGGCCCAGATCACCGAGCACTGCGTTCTGCATCTGAGCGACGGCCACCACGATCAGGTGATACGTCCCGAGCAGGTCAACGGCTTTGAGGAGTACAATTTTCCGATTTCCTGCGCCCGCGCCGAACGATTGGTGGAAACAGTGCTTGAATGGACGCAGGACACGCTTACTCCGAAGTTCTACTTTCCCGTCCTGTGGGTGCTGGCCTACGGCGACCATTCGAGCGGCGAGATTCACAAAGCCTGCGAGCGGTCCTACTATCGCAACCAGTTCAAGAATTGCCTCGCCATTGGGCAGCTTCACGCGATGATGTACCGGGACTTCGCCCAACATTTTGAGCAGATCAACGTCCTCTACCTGTCCGGCAATCACGGCCGGAGGACGCCGAAAAAGGACTACTACGGAGCGAACGACAACTGGGACTACCTGATCGCCGAGATCGCCCGACTGCATTGCCGCGAGATTGAGAACCTGCATTTTCAGATTCCCGATGCGTGGTCGGCCAACGTCAACATCAACGGTGTCGGCTTCAACATTGCGCACGGCGATGATTGCCGCAGCAGCCTCGGTATTCCGTGGTACGGATTGGTTCGCCGGCAGAAGGGCCTGATCGCCCTGGGGGCGGCGGCCGGCAGCCAGCGAGTGCGGTACTACTGCGTCGGCCACCATCATTCGGCCAGTACCCTCTCGGACATCGACGGCGAACTGATGATAAACGGGGCTTGGCTCGGGACCGACCCTTTCGTCTACAACTCCTTGTCGGGTTATCAGGAGCCATCGCAATGGCTGCACGGAGTCAACCCCAAGCACGGAATCACATGGAGGATGAAGGTGCAACTTCGCAGCACCAAGGAGAAAGAAGGCCCGAAACGCTATCTCATTGATGGCGGCCGTGACGTTGGTCCGTTGAAGTGATTTGCTCCCGGCCGGACCTGCCGGTTTCGTCCGGCCCCGGCCGGGTTATTGGAGACATTGATGCCCCTGTTTCGCAAGAAGCCCGTCATCGTCACCGCAGAGCGTCTCACGAAACCGATGGTCATTGAGACTCTTGAAGGGAATATGCAGGCCAGTCCCGGCGATTGGCTGATTAAGGGGGTGCGGGGCGAGTATTATCCCTGTAAGGATGACATTTTTCGGCAAACCCACCAGCCGGTGGACAACGAGAGCGTCAGGGCCTTGGTGGAACAAGGTTCGTGTGACGC